GAGCGTCTGTATCTTTCCCTTCTGTGCGTAGCTGCGCAGGACGTCCATCTGGTGGATGCCGCCCTTGAACGTGGGCAGGATCACGCCGCGCAGCTCGATCTCATCCTTGCCCACGCCCACAAACTGGAGCGAAGGCCGGTGCGCGATCCGGTTCAGTTCTGCCCAGCGGTATTCCACATTGCGGCGGAACTCCTGGTACGCAGCGGTACCGATCGAGAACTGGAAGTTCCCGAGCTGCATCATGATGTCGGTGGCCATCAGTCGTGCATCCCTCCGCGCCGGCGGGCTTCGGCGTCGCGCACCGCGCGCTCCAGCGTAGATTGAATTTGCGAGGCAACAGCGACAGGATCGCTGGCGCTGTGAATGGTGATGGGCATGTGAATCGTGATCGTGGTGCTATGCCCCAGACCTTGCCGGAAACCGTGCGGCAACGGAACGATACCCTCCGTGCCGGCGTCGCCCACCTCGACGAGCGTAGGCTTCGTGGCAATGCCGCCCTTCGCCATCTTCTTCGGCTGCTTGATCTCAATCAGGCCGTCGAGCCCGGTGTGGAGCGGCGTTACCGGAGTGGCAGGAATAGCATGGCCACCAGGGAGTTGCGCTGCCTCGAGCGCTGCGCCAGGAGACGGCGCCGCGCCATGGTTTAGAACAATATGCGTGCCGGACCAGCGCTTCCACCGCTCGTCGGTCGCAGCCTGGTTCTCCTTCATCTGGTGGTACGCGATCGCACCACCTGTGGCGGCGCCCAGGAGTCCGACGCCCAGGAGCGGCGCCAGCGTGGCCATGAGCCCGGCCTGGGCCGTCTCCGCTGTGCCTGCGGCTGTCGCAAGCTCCAGCTCAGCATCGCCCGCAAGCCCGAGCGCAGTGGCCAGGCGGCCCAGGAGTGGGATACGCGCCAAGAAACCCGCTTTCGACGCCGCGCCGGCCGTCGCTTCTTCAGTTTCCGCGACAGCCAGACCATCCGTCGCAACGGTCGCAGTCTCCTCAGCACCGGCATCCGCGAGCACTTCAAGCCTGTGCGCGACGATTCTGAGCTTGAGCCATGCCAGTAATTGGCCTGCACGGAGCCAGCCACCGTGGAGAAACGCCCATGCGTAGCCGCCGGCGTAGACCGCGGCGGTCATCGCGATCAGTGCCGTCGTAATCCCGCCGAGCCAGGCAGCCAGCGTCTTGTGCTTTTCCAGGAAGCCGCCCACCCACGTCGCCAGTTTGCCGATCGGCTCAAGGACTGTCTTCAGGCCGGGCAGGAGCGCTCTCCCAATCGGCATCAACGTCTCGTTGAACGCCTTGGTGATTCTCAGGAGCATCCCTTTGGCGCTGTCTTCCAGCTCCTTGTACTCCTGATCGACAGTGCCAGTACTGTTGGCCAGTGCGTTCTGTGCCTTCACCAGGTCACCGGTCGCCGCAGCTTCCATGAGCAAGAAAGCCGCGCCGGCGCCACGCCGGCTGAATGCTTTGGTCAACGCATCCCGGTTCCGCTCAATGCCACCCATGCGGTTCAAGCGAGCCTGCATGGCGAGGATGGTGCCTTCGAAGTCCAGGTTGCCCTTGGCGTCATGAACAAGCTGGAAGCCGAGCTGCTTCGAAGCCTTCGTCATGTTGATCAGCACCGCGCTCATCTGCTGGCCTGCAGCGCCGGCATCGAGGCCGTGACGAGTGAGCGCGCCGATCGCGGCGCCAGTCTGTTCGAAGCTCACGCGCGCCATCGTTGCCTGCGGGAGAGCCTTGGCAAGGCCTGCGCCGAGGCTGCCAATGTCATCAATGGCAAAGCGCTGCTGCATGGCTGTTGCCAGATCGCCGATGTGCGAGAGCTTCTGCTGCGTCGAGCCGACCATCTGGAGCCCGACTGTGTTGTAGATGCCCGCGATGGCCTTGGCCGTCTCCGTGGCGTCCTGCCCGGTGACTGAGGCGACCTTGTGGATCGTCTCCGATGCAATGCGCGACTCGTCTGCAGACAGGCTCTCGCGATTCAGTACAGCCTGGATCCTGAACAGCTCCGGAGCCGTCGCCATCGTTCTGGCCGCGATGGCACGCGTCTGCTCAATGATCGAGCCGATTTGATGGCGAGCATCCCCGCCGTCCAGCGACCACTTGAGCTTCAGCCCGGCCTCTTCACCTTCCGCAGCCTTCTCGACGGTCTTCCGGATGGCATAGCCCGCAGCCAGGACGCCGAGCATCTTGCTGCGGTACTCGGCGCGCTTGGCCTCGTTGGCCTGCAACGCAGTGCTGGCGCTCTCGTAGCGCTTCATGGCTGCGCCCAGCTGGTTCAGCGAGGACTCCACATGCTGATTGGCAGCACGGAACTTCTCCGCCGCCGCGGAGGCATCAGTGTAGTCCGTCTTGGCTTTGGCCAGACTGACGTTCGTGCGGTCCAGGTTTGCCCGGGCGCGCGTGACCGCTTCGTCTGCACGCGTAAGCTGAGTGGCCAGTTTCTCGTCGGCGCCGCCGGCCGCCGTAATCTTCTCTTTGACCTTCGCGAAGGAGGCTTCCGCCTTGGCCAGCGTCCCGCTCTGCTTCTCATACCGCGCGGTGAGCGTTTCTACGGACTCACCCAGGCGCCCACTCGCCGCGTCCAGCCGCTTCATCTCCTGCGAGCGCGACGCCAACTCTTTCAGCGTGTCGCCGATCTTCTTGAGACCAGACGTGGTCTTGCCGAAGACCGAGCCGACGGTCGCATCCATCAGCGCACCGATTTTGACAACGACACTGGCGTTGGGAGTAGGCATCAACTTTGGGGAGTCAGAGTTTCGCGGAGAGATTGCGCGGCTTCACACCAGTCGCGGAAGTCCTCGATCGACAGATCGAGCAGTTCGGAGAGAGACCAGCCGGTCACATGCGCCAGGAAGACTACTGCTTGGCGGAGTTCCGCGGCGCCGGGGAGAAAAAACGCTCAAGTACCGCCTGCACGCGCGCATAATCGGCGGCATCGAGTTCTTCGATTTCGGCAGGAGTCAGGCTCGCGAGGTTCGCCACCAGCCGGACCTCTTGCTCCGCCGTGCTGCCGGCCACTTTCTGGGCGGCGAGGGTGTCTTTTACCTTCGGACGGCGCAACGTGATCTCCTGGATCAGCTGCGCGCCGGAAGTAATGGGGAATTCAAGTTTGATTGTGGTTTCAGTTTGCTGCATGGAATCCTGCTAAAAAAGCGGGGCGGCTCGCAAGACCGCCCCATCTCCAAGAAGTCCGAAGGGGCTTAGATGCCCAGCGCCGCGCGTTGGCTGGCCAGTTGATCGACGCCCTTGACGATGCGTTTCATGTTGACGACGTCGATCTCGATCACGTCCGTGCCGTTGACGTTGAGCTTGTAATAAGTCACTGCGATGGACGATTTGAGCGTGGCCTGATCGCCCGCCTTCCACGTGCCGGGATCCAGCTCTTTGATCCGGCCGCCGATCGTGGCCCCCATCGCGTGAGCCTCCTCGCCCTGGCGTTGCACGGCGCCGCGGAAAGTGAACTGGGTTTCCGCGCTGGTGGTGATGCCCCACAGCGCCATCACGGCGGCGTTGTATTCGGCCAGCGTGAAGGAGCACTCGAGCTTTTCCGTGCCGGTGATGACCTCGACCGGCGTGTCCATGCCGCCGGCACGGTACTCTTCCGTCTTCGATGTCACCTTCGGCAGGTTTAGTTCGGGCGCCAGGCCCACATAGCCTTTGCCATCGGCAAAGACCGAAAAGTTCTGTAGACGTTGCGGATAAGGCATTACGCAGTCACCTCCGTGAGGTAGTTGTCGTTGATCATCGACTGGAAGGTGATGTGCTCAGCCGGATAAGGCGGAGCGAAATCGAAGTCGATGTAAATCTGGCCGTTGGCGATCGTCGCCGGGGTGTTCAGCTCCGGATCGGCCCAGGCTTTGCCGTCAATGATGGCGCCCTCGGCCTGCAAGCTGCGCAGGTAGGAGTTGACGCCATCGACGACGTCGGAGAGGAATGTCTTGGTGATGTTGCGGTCCACAGCCCAGAGGAAGCTAGCCAGGATCGCGTCGTTGATCATGTCGGCGGTACGGAC